CTGTCTCAAAAAAAAAAACAGCTGGAAAAGAAAACCCCCCGAAGTGCGGGGGGGGGAGCCGACAGCCTCTGCTTATACTTCCATGACTCTACGATGTTCAGCGATGCTCGAATCAAAGCTTCTATACGGAGCTACAACCGCATCATGGAGGCAGACGCTAAGGAGCAAGGGCAAGAGGTAAAGCAGATCCGAAAGCTCGTAGTCGTCCTGAGAGGTGAGCGTAAGGTGCGACACTACGAGGTATAAAAAAGGCCTCGCCCATTTGACCCAGAGGGTAAAACGAGCGAGGCGGAGCGACGTTCCCGAGTGGGATACCTCGCATCACAAAGATAAGACTATATTTTGATATGACAAGCGACGATCCCAAAAAGCTCGTGCAACTGGTCACGAAGCTTAAGGAGCAAGTCGAGCGAGAAGTGAATGATCGACTTCCCCGAAAGGTCGGGATAATAGCCGTTCAGCACTTCAAGCAGAACTTCCGTGACTCGGGCTTCCTTGACGGCGGACTACGCCCCTGGAAGAAGTCTCAGAGAGAGCTAAGGGGAGGGATGGGGGCATCTGCCCGCTATAAGACCCTCACCTCCGCTCGCAATCACTTGATGAGTAGCACCCAGGCGCATATTGGGCAGGGAGAAGTGAGCATCGAGAACCCTGTACCCTACGCAGTAATACACAACGAGGGGGGCACAATCGTCTCTAACCCCACTATCACCCCCAAGATGCGTAAGTACGCATGGGCTATGGTTTACAAGCTTAGCGGGCGCAAGCGTGGCTCTACGGGCAAGAGAGGTAAGAGGACGGGGGGCTCCAAGGAGGCTATCCCTGAAGAGGCAAAGAAATGGATGGCGCTTGCCCTCACTAAGAAGACGAAGATCAAGATCCGAGCTAAGATGCCGAAACGTCAGTTCATCGGAGAGAGCCGAGAACTCATGCAGAAGGTAAGCAAGGAAGTAAACGACAGCATACAGCGAATAAAAGATGGAATATCTACTCTCTAACATGGTCGCCCATATAGCCAGGGAGATGCCCGAACTCATCCTCGTCGACGAAGACTACGGACAGCTGGAGAATCTTGACGACGATGGACAGCAGATGTATCCGCTCACCTATCCCGCCGTCATCATTGAACCTAGCCGTGTAGACTGGTCACACCTAGAGGGGGATAGCCAGAAGGGAGAAGCAACATTGCGAGTGCGACTGATCATCGACTGCTACGATGACACGCACTCAGGCTCTGGCACGGAATTTCGTATTAAGGAGCGGGAGGAGCTTAGGTACAAGCTTCACAGCTTGCTCGAGGGGTATCGCCCGCTTGGCGATGGAGCATTGATGCGCACGCAATCCACCTTCTTCACCTACAAGCACGGGATTAAGGTCTACGAAAGTCTCTACACCTGTACGGTTACCGAGCAGATGAAGCGGGGAACAAGCTATAGTCGTACTCAGATACGACTTTCAGTGAAGTAGGCACGCCTCTGACTGCTCGAACCTTGGGCTTCTTGATGCGATCCATAAGCTCTGCACGAGGCACGCCCTGGTAACCCTTAATGATCGTCCAGATGCGTTGCTCCGAGAGGAAGAACTCTTCCTCGCTCAAGATACGAAGCACCTCATCCAAGCGAATCTTGCACACGTCGTAGTGGTACAAGAACCGCTCGTAAAGCTTATCATCACGCTTCTTGATGAGGTCAATATTTCGTCCCTTTTTACTCATATATGCAAAGATACAAAAAAAGGTCAGGGGATAGGAGGAAAATTCTCCTATCCCCTGACCTGCTTAGTCCTTGTAACCCAGCTTCTCCATCTCTTCAAACCAAGACGTGAAGCCTGCCTTGTCGTCGATATATCGGTCGGCATATATCTTTTGTCCACCCTCCCCGTATTTGGCGAGGTTATCGGGGCAATGATCGTTCACCCGATCAATCGGGATACCACGCTCGAGCAACCAGTTGATAGCGTCTTTTAGGCGCTCACCTGTTCGGCATGTCCAGAGTATGAGATAGTGACCATCCTCATGCAGTCGCCGCATGCTGGCGATCGCCTGGGGCATCGGGTAGCCAATATCAGGGTATCTGTTCTCGCACAGCGTACCGTCAAAGTCTACTGCTATAATCATTCGGCGGGCGGTGCTATATATTGGAACACGTCGAGGATATCGAGCTCGCCGATGCTTACCAGCTCGTAGGCTGACACCCCACTATCCAGATGCGCCAAGAGCGACTTAGTACCCTCGAGGAGCGAGTCTGCCTGTACTACCATCGCCGTACCAACCTTACGCTCCTGCCCAGCACTGTCGATGGTGGTCAAATCCACCTTCGCACGATAGTACTTACCTGACTCCTCGTCGAGGAGGAGCTCGGCTAGACGCATCGGGCGGATATTCACCACCTCCAGCTCTCCGACAGAGACAAAGGGGGTGACCTCCTTCACTACACGAGCCTCTGCCTCTGTGAAGCTGAGCGCATCGACGAGGTAACCCTCCGTTACCTTCTTCATTCCCATCTCGTCAGCTTGACGCTCATAGGACACTTTGCATAAATACCATTTATTCATAGCTGTATTCTTCTGTCTCTTCTTCGTTGGGGGAAAGTAGGTCGAGGATGTTACACATTTCCTCATTGGCATCGTCATCATCCACTTTCACTTTAGCGAGGTAGATGAAATCCTTCACGGCAAATCGTAGTGTCCGAAGGAAAGACAATACCGCAAGGTGGATTGCTCGTTGCTCTGTCCTTGCGACATACCGAGGAAGCTCCCAGCAGGGTTTTATGATCCAGAGACCCTCAGGCTTATGCTCTTCGAGATAGACAGACCCAATACCGGTATAAGCATGGAGGATGTCCCCTTTATGACCACTCTTTCGTGATGGATCCCAGCTCTTCCACAGATCATCCGCCGAGAGCCTCAGATGATGTCTTTCTAGCATATACTCCTTAGTTGACGTTAATCATTGACAGTGGTATGCTCTTCCATGCACCATCTGCATTCTTTTCCTCCGCACGGAAGAAATACTTTGTCCAGTCGAAGATGAGTGACTCCTTGATGATCTTAACCCCCTCGGCGAACTCCACTGAGCCGAACTCCTCGGCATAGCGATCGAGCTGAAGGATCTTGTCTGGTTCAAGCTCGCCCTGGGCGTTCTCGCTCAGTAAGTCAAGGATGATGCGGACGAGCTTCTGAGTCTCGCTATCTGTACCCAATGTCTCTAGGTATGCCTTCACCATCTCGATACCAGCCTCCGCCGTAGTGTCGTGCATATACTTCTTGTATCTACCGATGATGATACGCTGAGTGACCCCCTCGTCGACAAAGGAGTACTGGCTCTGCTTGGAGTCGGTGTCGAAGGCTTCATCGCGCATCTTGAGTATAGCCAAGAAGCGCTCCATAACCATCTTCTTCGTCGCTTGCATCTGTTCATTAAGTCGCTTGATCTCGGCGAAAACTTCAGATACTGCCTCTTCACTTAGCCGTCGGTAAGCCTCCCTATCCGCCTTGCGTTTCTGGGCTTTATCCCGTTCTTCCTGCTCTCTCTTGAGAGATTGGTATTCTTGCCATTCGGCATCCGTCATTTGGACGGTTCGTACGTCTTCCATACTTCTGTTTATTAAGTTAGTTATTGAGTGAGTTAGTTGTCTTAACTTGGCATCTGACCTTTGGTATGAGCCTCGGCGATCTCCAGACGACGTTTAGCTTCGTCGACCCTTTCTGCCTTATTGCGGATTGAAAGCATCTTCACTCGGAGCGTCTTCAGCTCCGCTATGGTGAGGTGGCGGAATGCTTTCCCTGCGATGCGAGGGCTGGCACAGAAGCGGTCAACGGCATCCCAGTCGGTGGTGTCGATGCCATAGAGTTGGAATTGCTTTAGCACCGCCGAGCGTGCCTTCTTCTTCTCCTCGAGGTTATCCACCTGGGAGCGAAGCGCCGAGATCATCTGATTGTATTCTCGGTCGGTCATCTCCTTCAGGGAGGAGGTGCGACCGCCTGTCCACTGATCGACCAGATCTTCTTTAGTCGCCCCTGGCATCCTCTTGAGCAGGGCGAAGAAGACGGCGTAAGAATCACGCTTTGCCATCGCTTTCTCCCGTCTGATTATTGGCTTGCTCCAGGAGCGCCTTTTGGAGTTCCTCTTTCTGTTGTAGTAGCACTTTGATTTCGTTGCTTTTATTTGCATTAGTTATCAAGGCTCTTTCAAACAGTGCTATCGTAAAAGAATGAGATTCCTCGAGCTCACTCAGTTCCTTCTTCAGTCGAGCATTCTCCTCTCGAAGGCTTTGACAATCTGATTCGTCCTCATTACTCGGTGCCTGTGATTTTTCTTCATCCTTATGAGTAGAGATGCCAGCAAAGAGCAGTAGAAGCATTGCCCCGAGAGTAGCTCCGATTAAGTAGTCCATCGGTTCCTTTTAGTTCACGTTAATATTGAGATTCATTTTCATTTGTTTCAAGCCCCCAGTACTTAGCCTCAGCTTCTGCCCAGATGCTGTAGTGCTTACCTGATTCGGGCATGAAGCGTCCCTTGCATATCGCTCGGTATCCCTGTACTAGGATCTTCATGTCGGCATCGTACTGTACACTGACAGCGGTTGACCCTTTGGGCTTCTCCCCATCGGCGTGCGATATGAAGATGAAGAGCTTGTTAGGGAATTGCTCCTTGAGCTTCTTGTACTCCTTATAGTTCATACCTGTGTACTGCAAGGAGTCGATGATTATGAAGTCTGGGGAGCGTTGGCGCTTGAGGCGCTCGGTAAGGGCTTCTATCGGCTCTCTGTCGAGGACTAAGAAGCGTCCACGAGCTTCCTCCATTCGGCATCGGCGCATATTGGTTTGGAAGGAGAGGGAGAGGGACTCTTCCAACGAGTTGTAGGCTACCTTACCGTGCTTAGTCAGCTCTCTTGCCAATTGCATCGCAAAGGAGCTCTTCCCATTGGCACTCTCTCCCCAGATGAGCCAGACACCTGTACGTCCAGGCTCTCCGAAGGCGTCACGCCATACCCCCTCAAAGGGGATGCTCGGGATCTTCTTCTTGAGGATTTCGGAAGGTGAGTAGGCTCTTTCCATAGCTTATGCCCCAGCTTGTAGTTTCAGTTTCTCGATCTCGGTGTAAGCTCTACGAAGGCTCCCCGACTTTCGAGCAAGGCTAACAGCATCCACCCCCTCGGGGGCGTTGAGCTTTGCCACCTCGACCACTTGGCGCATCAGGAAGGTCTTGCGCTCCTCCCCATCGAGTGGAGTCACCTGGCGGTAAGCATCGCCGAAGCGGGAGAAGAGCTCGGTATAGCCGACCTTTCTGCAATCGATGCTTCGCTCAATCTTTGCTCGCAAGCCATCTGCGCCCATCATATACCATCCGCAAGCGTTCTCCAAGGCATTCCACAAGGCTTTAAGCTCGAGGAAGGCTTCATACTGCAGGTCTCCCGCCTCGTCAAGGATGATCAGGGGCTGGTGGAGGCTCTTAACGTAGTAGACGAGGTTAGCGTAGATCTCCTCATCCCGCCCCTTGGCTTCCAAGCCAAAGCCTAGGGCAATCTGTCGTACCAGACGAACCTTCGTCTTGACCTGAGAGCAGTCTACGTAGACGACATTCTTATGTGTCCGAGCGTATTGCCGAGCTGAGAAGGTCTTACCAATGTTCGGTAGGTCGCAGAGGAGAGCGGAGAGGCTTCGCTCCTGACATGCTTCCAGTTGCCCCGTCACATAA